TCTAGCAATCTGTTCTCGACCTGTCATACCGGAAGTCTGGATCTGAGCACGCTGACGTTGGGCTTCACGCTGATACTGTTCCGCCGCCCGCTCTAGTGCGTCAATGTTTTGAGATACGCCACCGACTGCGCCAGTGATATCCTGAATACCACCGGTTAGCTGTTGACCTAGAGCCTGTTGACCGCCCATAAGACCGGCTTGACCGGAGAATAAAGTAGTGGGCTGACCTTCGCCTGGAGCACCGATTGCCCCTTGAATTGCACCTTGACCAGCACCAAGTGCCTGTTGACCGCCGAGGATACCTTGCTGACCGGTTTCTAGACCGGTGATACCAGTTTGGATATTCTCTTGCCCGGTCATAAGACCTTGCTGACCTGTCCCTAGGCCAGTAATACCGGTCTGGATATTCTGCTGACCTGTCTCTAGGCCAGTAATACCGGTCTGGATATTCTGCTGACCGGTCATAAGACCCTGCTGACCTGTCCCTAGGCCAGTGATACCGGTCTGAATAGGAGAAAGATCTGGTGCCTGACTAGGTTGTACGACCGTGGTTGTACCGGGCGCGAAGGAACCAGAACCATAGATGTTAGACAGAGCGTTAGCCGCAGCCTGTCGTTCAGGGGTTGCACCAGAGATATACTGCTGAAACCGTTGAGTAGGATCGGCTGAGAACTGGCCACTGTATCCAGTTGCTTGGCGAAGGGCGGCATGATACTGGGGTAGACCAGCCTGCACTTCGGCCTGTGAATAGTACAATTGCCCGTTAACTGCTGTAGGCATGATATTACCTCTTTTCTAATACTTTGTCAAGTTTATCTTCAAGCCGGTTGAGACTTTCCATAACCCGTCTCATATCTTCTCTAAGTTCTACACGAGTGGCATATTCTTCCCTAGTCTCTTGAAGTTTGGCTTCTAGTCGTTTAATCTCTGAGAATAAGGACTTGAACACCCATGCAGCAGGAGCCACTATAAGAGATAGAACTATATTCCAGATAATTGTGGGAGAAAGGTCCATCTACTTTTCTATCCCGATTAAATACTGTCCGCAGATGACGAGACATTAGTAATTCCCCAGTGAGAATTATTTCTAACATCAATCGCATCTAGTTCTACCGAAGTCATAGAGTCGATACTGTCTTTTAGAACCCAAGCCTTCTCATAAAATGATTGAACATGTGCTTGTACGATCAGACCAAGAGCAATAACCTCTTCTGGAGAAAGGTTATGAGTTACATCATTAGCATCACGGAACTTCAAGACTGCATCAGGTGTACCTGCAACAACCTGAGCAGTTGTAGTCACCGCTTGGATATTACGAAGATCAGTATCGTTACGAGCATCCGCTGGAATGATTCGGCTGCCATCACCTGCTAGGTCACAATTGACTGTACCCGGCCACCGACGATCACGTTCTTGGTTGACGGACTGCTTTAGCTGATCTTTCTTTTGTTCGATTTCGGATGGGGTGCGGTCTCTGGCAATCTCATTATATACCGCGTCGTCACCGACACTATAATATGGGCTAACGACTTCGCGGGTTTGACCTGCGGTGACAGAAGGAATAGGTTGAATCTTATATACCCCGAACTCTGTCTTAGCTCGGTCCTCGGGGAAGCCTTCTTTGAAAGGAGAGGCGGGAGCGATTAGAGATGCGAAAGTGCCAGATGCGACTACTGCACCGTCTTCGACTTTAGAGCATTTTGTATTTGAAAATATCACATCTGTAATAAGTTTCATGGTAGCTTTCTTTCTTTTAATTTATTTATGTTTTATGATACTGTATGAGTCCCAGAACCGGAAGTATAAGTAGTAGTTCCAAAACCATCTGTTATCTTGATGGAACCCGCGGAGCCATTAACTTGCCCTGTTACTGCACTAGGAGGCGATAAAGTAAACGATGTAGATACTGTACCAGAATAGTCTGTAGTATTTACAAAAGATTCACCGCCTCGACTTGGTGCACCACCATCTCTAGTGGAATTTGTTCCACCACCGCCACCACCTGAAGATCCGGTTCCAGGAAATGAAGTTGAACCATTACTACCATCTTTTGAACCACTTCCTCCTTGATTAGAAGGTGCATTGTTATTTTCAGAACCTGAAGTTGCGTATGATCCGCTACCACTATGTGAGGTTGCTCCACCACCACCTGCGGCAACGACTAAAACTGTATTGTCAGAAGTGATATATACCGCTGAAGAGCCTCCACCACCGCCTGCCGTTTGGTTGGCATCTTGTGAAGCACCATTACCGCCATTTCCAAATCCACTTCCTCCAGAACCCCCTGTGGATAAATTAGGTCCTATAGAACCGCCATTACCAATTATGTAAGATAGGCTTGTGCCCGATGGAATTTGAAATATGCCAAGAGAACGTCCACCAGCTCCAGAAGTAGAATTGCCGCCAGCGCCGTAACCACCGCCACCCGAGCCACCAGTTGATTCAATCGTGACAGACACAGTATTATCGCCAGCACCAATCAACGCTGCTCTAGAAGCTCCAAGCATTAGCTAAAATCCTGTCCGCCTGTGAAGCCGTACCAAGTTGTACCGCCATCAGTAGTGATAAAGGTGAATACATCAGTGGATGAGAGTGTCGAGGTAATTGTAGGTGCAGACCCACCAGCCCACTCTACCGAAGCAGGCCATGTAACTGTCCTCGACCCTGTACCATCCTGGTTTTGGATAAGCGTAAACGCCCCAGCACTGCCAGAAGCAGGTGGGTTGCTAAAGGTATAGGTGCAGTTATCTGTTAGAGTTAGGTTGAATACGTTACCGTTTTCTAGATCAATCGTGTAAGTTGCGCCTGTGTTAGCGACTACGGCTGTTTCTGAATAGTCTTTTAGTTTGACCCGATTGACCTCTTGATCATTTCCGGACACAACACTTGATAGAGTAACTGCGTCAACGGTCAGCGTATTGCCGTTCATGTCAAACGCACCACCAGCCGTCAGTGCGTCCACATCACTTAGGGTCCAGCCGCTATTCTGAACGGTACTGCCACCGGTTCCATCAAAGCGAACTAAGGCATTATCCGTGGAACTGGCCGGGCCAATTACACCAGCGGTTGTTTGATCCGTATTGTCGGGGAACCTAAACCCTGTAGTAGTGGAATGAATACGCCCTGCTGTAGTTACATTACCGCTATCATCGATAGTAACAGAACTGTTCTGGGTTGTCGTACCAGAAGTTCCGTCCCACCGAACCACCGCGTTATCTGTAGAACTACCTGGACCCGCAAGATCTCCTGGATCGCCCTTATCTCCAGACACATCGATACTAAAATACAGATTATCCGCATCAGAGAACGGTGAGGCACCGCTAGATGCTTCAACAGTACCTACAAGTTTAGTATATCCAGTAGCGGAGGTAAGAGTTGTAATCTTCATCGTAATAAAGTTTTCCGGCGCAAACTCTTTACGAATAGTTACATAACCAAGTACAGAGGAAGGATTGTTACCTCCTGATAGTAGTGCAATAACTCCGCTTACATTTGTACCGTCGTTATCTTCATCATCGATATAGATTTCTGTAGCAGCATTTTGTGTAGCATTATTTAATCTGACAAGACCAGAACCCGGATCAGAGTCAGTTGTGGTGGTACTAAATGTGTATTGGAGAGAAGTTCCTGGGTCACTAAGATTACTGATACCCGAGATAGTTCCGCCTGTAATTGTTACGTTATTAGCATTCTGAGTAGCAATCGTACCTAGACCAAGCGTAGTCCGTTGAGCAGAAGCATTAGCATCATCTAGCAGTGCCCGACCGGCTGAGGTGAGACTGGTGGTGGCATAAGTATCGGATGATGTGGTGTAGATCATCTGGTCGGCTGTAGTGGTCAGACCGGAGATAGACTGTAGACCAGCGTCATAGGCTTGAACATTAGTACCGATTGCTACACCGAGATTAGTCCGGGCGGCAGAAGCAGTAGACGCACCTGTACCACCATCAGCAATTGCTAGATCAGTGATGCCGGTGATAGATCCACCTGAGATAGTAACAGTGGTAAAGGTTCCCCCGTTAGAGACTGTAGCACCTGAGAAATTAATAGTGCTACCGGTTGATACGGTAAGGTTAGTAACCGTAGCCGCAGCAGGGGTGGTAGCACCGATGATAGTGTTATCAATAGTACCAGCATTAATATCAGCGGTGTCAGCTACCAGAGAATCAATATTAGCGGTACCGTCGATATATAGATCCTTGAACTCGAATGAGGATGAACCTAAATCAATATCGTTGTCAGTGAAAGGTACAATAGCCCCGTCTTGGATACTGATTTGACCTACCGAATCGGCACTGGATTCTACATAGAAGTTGATCTGATTAGCACTGGTATCTACAAAGATAAGATTGTTCTGGTCGGAGTCAGCGATACGATCAATAGGTGGACCTTCGGCAGCAGTACCGTCGTGCTTGTGGCCGGTGGAATTATTAAACGCCGCAAGGATCTGGTTAAACTCGGCATTAAGCGGCGGAGCAGATACGATCTCACCGTTAAGAATCTGAGCTAAAGACTGACGTGTATAACCTGCCATTATCTATATCCTGCTTCTTGGAAAGTAAGGCCCCAGCCTTGAATACTATAAGGTGCTTCTGTACCGATTGACGTAATAACGAAACTAACGGACCTACCAGACCCTTGAATATTCTTTTCTAGAACGGGGCTACTAGAACCCCCGAAAGTAAAGGTTGACCCGTAGGTTCCTCCGGTAGAGAAATAACGAAGGATTGCACCTTGAGTAGACATGGAGTAAGAGTTAGGGTTATACTTGTTAGGATCGTCCCAATCATAGTACACCGCTAAGTTAAACTCCGACGTGCCTTCTGGTCGGGTATAGATAGAGAGTTTATGAAATATCTTACGTCGTTCTGTACTATCAAAATATAAGAACGGGGTAGCGTAGACAGCAATAACATCCGCACCGTTAAACGAGTTACCCGACTCTTGCTTGAATACATATCCGTCTAGATCGCCGTGAACCGTGGTCTCAATACTGTTGATGGAGTCAGAGTACGCCACGAAAGATCGGATACCTAGTAGCTCCCCAAACTCCCAGCCTACGCTGTTATTAGCAAACCGGAGACCCCCGATAATACCGAAAGCATCGGTCACGGAACCGGTTTCACTAGGGAAAAAATATCGAAACTGAGACTTGTTCTTGATAACTACAGAACTCATCAAATCCAAATTATAGTTTTCAGGAAGGGCTTGTAGGATTTGCTGAATTGGTTTAGATACAGTCTGTAGTTCAATATCCCCGATACGGGCTGTACCCTGGATAGGTCGGATGCCATCTGATGCTAGGAACAGGATATCACCACCGATCTCGATAATACTATCAGAAGCGATACAACCGATATTACTTGTTACTTCTGAGAGAACAAAGTCTGACGAGTTGTTACCTTGTAGTCGTTTGATCTGCCGTTCACCGAATATATATAGAGCATCACGGAACTTAGCTATACCAGTAACGGTAAAACCTGCGTTAATCTCTCCTGCACCACCAGCCGGATCATATCTTAGGTCTGAGTTAGGGTTACTAAAGGTGATACTGTTGGAGTTAGCCTCAGAACCGGCAAAGAATAGGTGGTTTCGGAAATCCGTGACGAACTTAACACCTTCGATATTTGCGATATCTATATGGGTATAGAACCAGTTTACCGCTGTACCACCTTCATTGTTCTGAGATGATGTAGCGGTAGCGGATATAACGAAGGTATAAGAGTCCGCATCAACCACGGTAGCAATAGTATAATCATTACCATTAATGTCTTCCGTACCGATATCGACATCGACATTGCTGAACTTGACAATATCCCCGACGTGCATACCATGAGCAACATGAGCTACAGTGACTATACTGGTTCCGTTGCTGATTGAGAAAGGGTTAGATAGTGGATCTTCGGTTTCAGTTAGACCAGAACCCTGCCTGTCATATAGTTCAATAGGTGTTGCTGAGTTATGTCTTAAGGGACGATTGACCCCGTCTACGACAATTACAACTTCTGACCCGGTAAAGCTATGCTCGTTAGTTCTGAGTTTAGTTACGCCGACAGCACTTCGGGTATTAGTATCTGAGGTGTTGTTTACCGCTGACCAGCCTACACCATCAGTATTATCATATATAGTGTAGTATCGGCTGACCGTGTAAGTGATATTAGCGGCTGTACTGGATACTGTGCTGTCCGAAGCCTCGTCAGCGACAAAGGTAAAACTGTCAGCCGTAGCAGTCGAAGCCACATTAAATTCAGTATTGTTAAGATCTAACCCGCCAAGGTTAACATCAATGTTACTAAAGGTGACCCATTCTCCCACAGATAATCCATGAGCAGTAGAGGTAACAGTTACAATTGAACTACCAGAACTAAGGGAGATAGCGCCTACAGGTAACGTTGCCGAAGTAGAATCAACTGAGTTACGTCTTGCGGCGTAGACCTTGTTGTCGTGAATCCAGACACCGAGGACTTTACCAGCACCAGGGACTTGCGGATTATCAGCATCGTAATATTCATAACCGTTAATCCGTCTATACCCACCAAACTGAGAAACCTCAAAGTTTGTCATGCGGATCGCTGAACCCGGTTCAGTACCGGCTAGAGTCAGGGCGTCTTCGTTAGTATATAGACCACCTCTAGCAATGATTGTTACATCGCGGAGATTGTCAGCCATTACTTACTTCCTGCTGGTACGTTAATTAGTCTGTTAACCCTGGTGTCACGAAGATCAGTAAAGTTGTTGACTAGGATTTTCCGCATGTTCTCGATACCACGAGTAAACCGCTGCTGGGCGATAGTGGCCTGTTGAGAGTTATCGCGGAACATATAGCAGTGATACATAGCGCCATCGATCACTACATTCTTAAACTGGTCTGGGATCGACATGGTATCAGTAGCATTGGTTAGTGTAGTCTGATACTGGTAGTAATCGTAATTGATAACGTAGGCTTTGTCAGGAATAGGACTAAAGGCAATCTCGTTACCTAGAGTACGATAAACATAAATCGGGGTATCATAATCCTCTGTCCCCGCGTTACCATCTCTGATGTAGAACCGCTGAATGTAAGTATCGTAGTTAATCTGTCTTAACCTGACCGCTCCGATATTCTCTGCTTCATCCTTGACAATGCGAAAGGAATCCCAATCTACCACTTTCATATCGCTTGGCGCTGCGTAGGTTGACGTGCCAGCTACCAGGGTTAGCGAACCGGTTTGGTGGTTAAACGGAAATCCAAACTGCTCTTGACCAATTTCTTCCAGAGCAATATTGACTGCATCCTTTACCGAGGCATGAAAACCAATAGCGGTTGGAAATTCGTCCGAAGTAAGCTGGACTTCATTCAACCGCTTTAGAGTATCATTAACCAGGGTCAGGAAAGTTGTTGCCATTTAAGCAGCCTTTAACCAGCGAACAGGGAAATCATCCTGCAAAGAATAGGAATGTTTATTGATATTATTCTGGATCAAACATTTAAGAAGTGTATCACCGTATAGATTAAACCTGATACCTTTTTGAGTATGTAGTATCTGGATAATCTTCATTGCTTCTTCTGCCATACCGATATATTCAGTTGTGGTATAGTAAAGATTATTAGTGATAGGACAGGATACGGTTACTTCTTTATGAGCCTCGTCGTGCTTGTTTTCTCGGTTGACCCGGTAGTCGTTTACTGTTTTGTTATAACCGCAATCAAATCCGAATAGGTTTATCTTGTTATACCCGAGCCATACGGAGAGCAGGATAGCATGAACTGTAGAGTTGGACCCGGCAGACATACATTTATCAGAAGGTTGCCACGTCTTGGAAGTGACAGTATCTATCATATATGTCTTGTAGTTCTTTAGCGCGTCAAAGAGACTAGGATCACACTGAGAGGAAATAATGTAATTGGTTTTTTTATTTAGCTGGGCTTTATTACCAGACTCTCTAGGATCAATGGATACGCTGTATCGAGGGTCGCATCCAATAGAGGTTAGGTAATTGACCGTTTTGGACGCGAAGATATCGTTTTTAGAGATACGGAGAAACTTTTCAAACTGTCTGATACTTGGACCGGCAGCACAGATATTAATTTCTTCGCTATGTTTATGCGGGCTATTCTTTAATTTAGAGAGAGATGGTAAGTTTCTATTCTTGTTAATTTCGTAGTTAGACTTGAGAGTATCTTCCGAAACAGAACAATGTAATTGTACCATACAGTCCCCAAGTAGTCAAGGGGAGACCCCGAAGGATCTCCCCAAGTTTGTTAGGCGAAGTCGCGACCAGCCTCAGCCGGACCTGGGATTTCGGCCAGATCAGACATGTAGGCAACAACACGGATAACACCGTCAGCCGGTACGACAGAACCACCAACGTTTAGCTTTACGTCAATGGTGTCAGCCGAAGCGACAATAACAGAGTTAGCGCCGAAAGGAAGCAGACCGTTTGTACCGGCAGCGGCCCAGCCGACAGTGTTGAAGTCACCGCCGTCGATAAAGTCGTCACCAGCGGCAACGTCGATATCAAAAGTAGCAGCGGTCGAGGAATCAACAGTCTCGACATAAGCAACCGCACCGTGGACTAGGGTGTTAGCCGGAACTGGGATAACCTCTAGAACATCGGCGTTAGCAAGGGCGGAACCCTTGGCGGTGGTTGCATCAGCCATAGAGACAGTCTTCTCTACGGTGTAGGGTACGTTAGCACCAGTACGCGACTTGTGGTTGGTAGTGGAACCATTAGTTAGATCGTAAGCCATGATTCATACCCCCCTTATTCGTACACGTTATAGATGGCGCGGGTGACTGCTTCTGGACGAAGTAGCTTACGGCCATAAAGGTGCAGACCACGAACAACATCACTAAAGCTGTCATTGTCGCGGTAGGTCTCTACCTTCTCAATCTGAGAAGCGGTAGCAACGGCTGAGTCGTGACCGGCGATGATAACACCAAAGTTAGTGGCAGAACCACCGGTAGCAACAGTGCCGGGACCAGTACCAAGGATAGGCAGGTTGTTAGACATGTAGATGCGGAAACCGCGAACCATACCGTCAATGATACGACCGTTACGTAGGATATCACCAGCATCCTGACGACCGGCAAAGTCATTGCTTAGGAGCTTTGAGTTTTCGTCGTTAAGCTGCTCGGCAAAGACTGGATCGACAACTAGCCAACGACCGTCACGATCAACGTTCTGCTGGTCTAGCTTGCGAGCC